CGCGTTCGCCTTCAGGACAAGGAAGTCGAATATCGAACGCTCGCAGAGATGTTTGCTATTCGCAACAAGATCGCGACCGAGGTGGCGGGGAAAACTCTCGGAATGAAACGCGTCAACATGGTCACGGATAAGGGGTTGCTATGAAGATCCTCGAACGAGTCGCGCCGCAATGGGCGCTTCGCCGTGAACTCGCCCGCCTTCAGATCGAGCGTGTCCGGCGACTCCACGAAGGCGCCTCCAACAAAGGGCGCATGCAAAAGTTTCGCGCTCCCGCCGCGAGCCCGCGCGAGGAGTCCGGCGACTTCAAGGTCCTCCGAGAACGCGCCCGCCATATGTACCGGAACGACGGCACCGCCCGCCGCGCGGTGAAGATCATCGCGTCTTATGTGTGCGGAACCGGGATCAGTCCAATCATCAAGAACTCACGCGGTGAAAAGGATCCCGCCCTCCAAGCCGCATGGAACGCGTGGGCAAACAGTTCTTCATGCGATCCCAGGCGTCGCCACAATTTCTATGGGATCCAGCGGGCGCTTATGAGGACTGTCGTCACGACAGGCGAGTGTCTGCTCACCCGCCAGACAGATCCGGGCATGGCCGCCGCCGGGAGAGTCCCGTTGCAACTGCTCGCGCTCGAAGGCGATTGGATTGACGACAGCGGAGACGATCAGGACAAGAACATTTCGGGGATCGAGTTCTCTCAGTCGGTCGCCACCGGGTACCACCTCTATACGAAACTCCCTGCGGACGGCGGAGGATTCGAGTCGCGCCTGTACCCGGCAAGCCAGATCATCCACTGCTTCGACGAGGAACGTTTCGGAATGGTGCGAGGCGTCAGTTGGCTGGCACCTGCGCTCGTCAAACTCCGTGACCTTGACGCGTATAGCGACGCCGAACTCATGCGCCGCAAAGTGGCCGCCTGCTTCGCCGCCTTCGTCACCCACTCACCCGACACTCAGATCGACGACGCGGAGCTCGAAACGTTTTCCCAACTCGAGCCCGGCGCCGTCGAGTTCCTTGAGCCCGGCCAAAACGTGACTTTCTCGAATCCGCCAAACCAAACGGACTATGAGCCGTACATCCGCGCCGAAATGCAACGGCTGGCGGCCGGACTGTCGATCCCGTATGAATACCTGTCGGGGAACCTCCGTGACGTCAACTTTTCTAGCGCACGAATCGGACAAATCCCATTCCGCCGCATAGTCGAGGAGTGGCAATATCTACTCTTGATCCCTCAAGTCCTCGACCGTGTCTGGGAGTGGTGGGTCGAGTCCGCCGTGCTGTCAGGACTCACCTCCGCCCGCGGCGCGACGGCCGACTGGGTCGCTCCGAAAATGGAAATGCTCGACGTCGAGAAAGAAACCGAAGCTGTCAAACGCGAGATCCGGAACGGCGTCAAGTCGTGGTCCGAAGCCGTCCGCGAAACCGGACGGGATCCCGACGACGTCCTGAAGGCGATCGCAGAGGACGCCAAGCGATTCGACGCGGCGGGCATCGTCCTTGACAGCGATCCACGGTACACAAACAACAATGGCCGACTCCATACCGATCCGGGAGGACAATAATGAGCAAGCAGAAACTTCCAATCATGAATATGCGGGCGGCCCTTTCGCCCGGTTCAACCGTCGACGCCGACAAACGCACGGTCGACATCACATGGACAACGGGAGCGAGAGGACTCCGTGAGTATTGGGGAGGCCGGTATTTCGAAGAACTCGGAATGAAACCGACTAACCTCCGCATGACTCGCGCGAAGCGAGGCCTCCCGCTCGTGGACGGACATCAGGCGTGGGACAACGATCGGAACCTCGGAATCGTCGAAGGAATCAAGATCGAGAAAGGCGCGGACGGCGAACGCCTCGGTTTCGGTGTCGCCCGTTTTGACACCCACGAGCTGGCGCAACGCCGTTTCGAGTCCGTGCAAAACGGAATCATGCGCGATATTTCTGTCGGGTACCGTGTCTACAAATTCGAGCGAGTTGGCGAGGCCGACGACGGGAACGGTGAAATGATCCCCGTCCTCCGTGCTGTCGACTGGGAGCCGATCGAGATCTCGCTCGTGTCTGCTGGCTTCGACGCCGACGCCAAAACGCGGGCGAACGAAGATGTTTCGGAAAATGAGGTTGTGATTTCTGGTAGTCTGGAAACTACCGAACAAGATCCGCAAAACGAGCGGAGCGTCGAGAACCCTGAAGTGGAGGTGGCAAGCATGCCAACCGAGAATCCCGCTCCGGTTGTGGAGCCAAAAGTTAACGAGGAAGCGGTTCGCTCAGAAGCCGTCAAGGCGGAGCGTTCCCGAGTCAAGGAAATCACCGAGGACTGCGAGCGATCCGGACTTTCCGATCTCGCCCGCGGATTTATTGAGAGCGGAGTTTCTCCCGACGTTGCCCGTCGCGAGATCCTCGCCAAGATCGCGGAGCGCAACGTGACATCCACCGGCCGTGTCGAAGGGATCCGAGACGAGAACGAAACCCGCCACGCCGCTATCGTGGGCGCCGTCCTCCACCGCGCAAACCCCCGCGTTCACAAACTCGACGACAACGCTCGCCGGTTCATGCCTTACTCATTGTGCGACATCGCTCGCGAGCTGACAGGCGAAAAAGGTTCGAACGGCCAGGTCGTGGAGCGAGCCCTTCAGACCACGAGCCAGTTCACAAACATCCTCGAGGACATTCAGAACAAATCACTCCGAATGGAGTATGAAGCCCTCGCTCCCACGTTCGAGCCTTTCGTTCGCCGCTCGACCCTTCAGGACTTCAAGTCCGCCGCCAGCGTCCGTTTGGGTGACACCGACGATCTCGTTCTCATGCCTGAGAATGGAGAGTTCCCGATCGGTGAGCAGTCCGACGTGTCTGAGAAGATCCAGCTCGCCACCTACGGAAGTCGGATCGGCCTCAGCCGACAGGCGATCATCAATGACGACCTCGACGCCTTTTCGCGCCTCCCTGCAATGTTTGCGCGGAAGGCGAGGAACCTCGAAGCCAACCTCGTATACGGCGTGATCAACGCGAACGCCAACCTGTCGGATAGCGTCGCCCTGTTCAACACGGCCACCCACGGGAACCTCGCGGCGTCGAACGCGGCCATCGCGGTCGCGTCGCTCGGAATCGGATTCCGTGACATGCGCCTGCAAACGAGCGAAAAGGGCGAGCCGCTCAATATCGTTCCTCGCTATCTCGTCGTGCCTCCACACCTCGAGGGCGTCGCACGCCAGTATCTCGGCCCGATCGTTCCCGAGACCAACTCGAACGTGAACCCATGGGCGCCGTTCCTTCAGTTGATTGTTGAGCCTCGTCTCTCGACGCTCGCGACTGTGTCCACCACCGCTTGGTACCTGATCGCGGATCCAATGCAGATCGACACGATCGAGCTGGCTTCGCTTGCAGGCGCTGAAGCAATTCAGACTCGCCGTCGCGACGCCGACGACGTTCTGGGTGTCTGGTGGGACGCATGGGTCGACCGCGGCGTGAAGGCGATCGACTACCGCGGTATGTGGAAAAACGCCGGATCCTAATCGATCCGAGCGTTCCTCGATTTTTAACTTTGTCTAGGGAGACAAGGAAATGACAGCAGTAGCAGTACCAGCATACGAGGAAGGGCGGCTCGTAAAAGTCACCGCCGCCGCCGCTCAGACCCGTGGCGACGTCGTGGTTGTCGGCCAGTTGATTGGCATCGCGACCAAGACGGTTGACAATGGCGCGACCGATCAGATCCTCGACACCGAGGGAATCTATGACGTCGACAAGAACACCTCGACCGCTTTCAGCGCAGGCGACCGTGTCTATTTCGACGTGGCCGACGACGAGCTGAACGACGACGCGACGAACCCTTTCCTCGGTATCGCAGTCGAGACCGTTCTTGCCGCCGCGACAAAGGTTCAGGTTCTTCTCATGCCTCAGCGACTCGCTGACGAGGAGTTCACCGCGGCTCAGGCGCTCGCCGCCGCGAAAGCCGGGATGTTCGTTTCGGCCGTGACCCAGTCGACAGGCTCCGCGCAGAACGTGGCGCACGGTCTCGGAATCGCGCCGACGAAGGTTCTCGTCGCAATTCAGGATAATGACTTTGCAGATAGCGGCACCGCCATTGCCTACACGATCGCTGAGGGAACGCACACCACAACCAACGTCGTGTTGACTGTGACGGCCGGCGTATCCTTCAAGGTCATGGCGTGGTGATGCTATGAGCTGGCGGGATATGGTCGACAATCTCAACGTTTCAGTCGTCGCGACTTTCGGCGAGACAGTCACCTATATTCCGCTCGCCACCGGTATCGGTTACGAGACGTTCCTCCATTTCGAGAGCGTGCAACATCAAGTTGATTTCAACAACGGTGTCGCGGTCGAAGCGGAGAAACCGCATGCGTATTTGCGGATAGCTGATCTCAACGATTCCCCGGAACCGGGCGACAAGATCGTGGCTCAAGGCAAAACCTACTCCGTGACGAACGGTGAGGTCGACGGGTACGGCGCGGTTCAGCTTTGGCTTTCGGAGGATCTGGCGTGACGACACTCCGCAAATCTATTCGTGCTCAGGTAACGGCTCTGCTCAAGGCGGCATCAACCGCGGCGGGCGACCGTGTCTATCCGTCACGGTTCTACCCGTTTTGGAAACAGCCGTTTCCCCTGATAACCGTGTTTACGCCGTCTGAGGATTCCACCGTGTCCGGGCAATACCCGACGCACGAGGATAGGCGCGTGCGCGTGAATGTGCAGGCGATCGCCCGGACGGTTGAAGCCGACTGTGAGGATTCGCTCGACGATCTCTGTGACGAGATCGAAGACGTCCTCGACGTTGACGACAACTGGCAATTGACGGGAATATCGCGGACCGAGTACACCGGAACAGAAATTGAAATAATCGCCGACGAACAAGCAGAAGCTAAGTATGTCGCGGCTATCATGAGCTTCGACGTATATTATCAGTACGTGGTCGAGCCAGTCGCGCCCGACGATGTCGATTCGGTCGAAGTCAACGGCAACACAATATCAACGTGAGGTGAAGGAAATGCTTTCAATCTCAAGAGTCATAACAGTGAATATCAGCCGGACGACGTCGACCGTGGCGCGAGCTGGCTTCGGGGTCGCGCTCGTTATGGGAGCGGCGGCGTCGGGCGTATTTGCATCCGGCACCTACGTCCAGGAATACTCGAGCGCGTCGGCTATGCTCACTGACGGGTTCGTCGCGACTGACAGCGAGTATCTCGCCGCCCTGTCGTATTTCTCCCAAACGACCCGGCCGACGAAAATCCTGATCGGAGTCGGGAACCCGGTGGCCACGGCGAAAACCGTCACGTACACCGGGACGTTGACAGCCGGCACCGTCGCGATCGTCGTTAACGGTACGAGCTACTCGACCACGTTCGCGTCGGACGAGGACACCACCATGGCGGCGCTCGCCGCTCTCGCGCAAGCCGACGACGACGTGGCGACTGCGGCATGGCTCGCTGGCGTCCTGACAATCACATCGACCGCAGGCAAGGACGTCCGGATCGGAACAATCACGCTCGGCACCGGCCAGTCAGCCGCGGCTATCGCGATTCCGACGCAGGCGACTTCCGCGTTTGCGACCGACCTCCAAG